GGTCGACTCACTAATAAAAGACAATCAAGAGGTCATTTGTCTTGATAATTTCCATACTGGTAAAAAAAGAAACGTTGCCCATCTGATTGGTCACAAGAACTTTGAACTGATTAGACATGATGTAATCGAGCCCATTCTCTTAGAAGTTGACCGCATTTGGCATTTAGCTTGTCCAGCAAGTCCTGTTCAGTACCAAATAAATCCCATAAAGACCATAAAAACTAGTTTTTTTGGTACATATAATATGCTCGGATTAGCAAAAAGATCGGGAGCAAGAATACTTTTTACCAGTACATCAGAAATTTATGGCGACCCACAAATCCACCCACAGCCAGAGTATTATCTCGGCAATGTAAATACCATTGGACCTCGTGCTTGTTATGACGAAGGTAAAAGAATATCTGAAACATTAATGACCGATTATAAAAGAGTAAATAATGTACAGATTCGCATTGCTCGTATATTTAATACTTATGGTCCAAGAATGTTAAAAAATGATGGCAGGGTAGTTAGTAACTTTATTACACAAGCATTGGCCAATAAACCAATTACTGTTTATGGAACAGGAACACAAACTAGGTGCTTTTGTTATGTAGATGATATGGTTGCTGGACTTAAAAAACTTATGGATTCTGATTGTACAAAACCAATTAACTTAGGTAATCCTGTAGAAATTACAGTAAATGAGTTAGCTATGCGTATATCAAATAAAATTAATGCTGCTCTTCCTCATGTAAATTTACCACTGCCAGAAGATGACCCACAAAGAAGAAATCCAGATATAACGTTGGCGAAAGAAACTTTAGATTGGTTGCCGACAGTTTCACTTGATGATGGACTTGAAGAAACAATAGATTATTTCAAGTCATTTAAAAAAATTACTTGGAATAAGGAGGCTGCATATTAATGGGAGCTTCAGTATTTGAGGTCGAGCATAATGGCTTGTTTTATGAATTTGAATTTGATTCTGAATACAAGTGGGTACATCATACAAAGTGGCCTGATGGAAAAACATCTTACTGTCTTTTACAAAATGCAGGTGGTACTTTAGAGAGAGCAAAGAAAATATGTCGACATGAATAATAAGTACATTAAAAAAATGCAAAAACGCAAGGAGGATTTAGGTACTGTGATTTCAACAGAATGTAGCTTATCAGAGCTAAAACCATATAAAAACAATTCAAAAATACACCCAGAACAACAAATTAAAAATATTATTGCATCAATTAAACAGTTTGGATTTACACAACCAATTGTTTGTGATGAAGAAAAAACTATTCTTTCTGGTCATGGTAGATACGAAGCTGCAAAACAAATGCAGATTGATGAGGTACCAATTCGTATTGTAGAAAATTTAACTGATGCTCAAAAAAAGGCTTATGTCATTGCTGATAATAAAATTGCAGAACAATCTGAATGGGACGAAAATAAAGTTTTAGAAGAATTAGGCAATATATCAAACTTAGATGAACTGCATCAGGATATTGTTAATTTATTAGATTTCAATACGTTTTCTTTTTACGCCGTTAGACAGATGGCTGTTGCAGATTTAAAGCCACATCCAAAAAACTACAAGTCACACCCTGCAGATCAGCTTGAACATTTGAAACAATCAATTACTGATAATGGGATTTATCGAAATGTAATTGTAGCAAAGGATAATACAATACTTGCTGGACATGGTGTTGTAAAAGCTGCACAGTCCTTGGGACTTTCTTCTGTACCTGTGTTGAAATTAGATCTTGAATCGGATAGTATTGAGGCTGTTAAGTTACTAACAGCCGATAACGAAGTTTCGCATTTAGGCGAAGTAGATGATCGTGCTTTATCTAATATTCTTAAAGAGATCATGGAAAAAAGTGATCTCTTAGGTACTGGCTATGATGAAATGATGTTGCAGAACTTGTTGTATGTAACAAGACCAGCATCAGAAATACAGACAACAGACCATGCTGCTGAATGGTTAGGTATGCCTGATTTCGAAATATCTGACCCTGTAAAAAAATTACACGTTAATTTTGAAACATATGAGGACAAAAAAGCCTTTTGCGAACAAAATGGTTTTGATTATGTAGAAAAAACAGACGAGTCTATTTGGTTTCCACAAAAAGAAAGAAGAGATATAACATCTGTAGGTTTTGAGGTAGAAGATGAAGAAGCCTAATTATCCTGTATATGTCATATCAAAAGGGAGATATGATGCTTGTTTAACTGCAAACTTTTTATTAAAAGATCAAGTTAACTTTCGTCTTGTTGTTGAACCACAAGAATTTGATAAATATGCCAAACATTACGACCCGTCAATAATTATAAAAACACCTTTTCAGAATCTTGGTTTGGGATCAATACCAGTAAGAAACTTTGTTTGGGATCATAGCAAAGCTATTGGAGCTAAAAGACATTGGATTATGGACGATAATATACGAAGTATTCATAGAAAATATAAAAATACTCGTATTCGTTGTAATGCAAATGTTGGTCTTAGATGTTGTGAGGACTTTACTGACAGATATACAAATATAGCAATATCAGGATTAAATTACGTTTCGTTTGCCATAAAACGAAACCAACCACCATTTCAGTTAAATGCTCATGTATATTCGACCCTGTTAATTGATAATTCATTAGATATAAGATGGCGTGGCAGATATAACGAAGATACTGATTTATGTCTACAAGCACTATCGTTGGGATATTGCACTGTTAACTTTAATGCCTTTTTAATAGAAAAAATGCACACAATGACTATGAAAGGAGGTAATACAGATCAACTTTATAAGGGTGATGGTCGATTAACAATGGCAAGAAGTTTAGAAAAATTGTGGCCTAAAGTAGTCGAAACAAAAAGAAGATTCCAAAGACCACAACACGTTGTCCATAATAATTGGCAGAAATTTGATACACAATTAATAAGAAGAAAAGATATAGATTGGGAAAATATACAAAAAACAGATAATTATGGATTACGATTAGTTCAATTGAAACAACCAAAAAGTGGTTCACAAGAACTAAAAAAACTTTTTGATGAATAAATGGCAAAAAGATCTACAAAAAAATAAGTATATAAGTGCTGCAAACGAAGTAATGGCAACAGATTGGGATGTTGACAGGAGACAATTTACTGCTGATGTTTTATCTCAACTTAGTACATTGGCACAAGATGCAAGAAGAAATAATCAGCCACATATAGCTCTTGGTTGTATAAATACAATGGCAAAAGTTGCTCAGTTGTTATGAGTATTATTGATAGAGAGGGTAGAGTATTAGAATCATCAACTGGTGCTGATTTATGTTGTGACGATATTATTGAAAGAATAAAAGCTGATTTACATCCCGGTCAACTTGCTTTTGTTGATGACCAAGATACACAAATCATTGGTCTTTCTGCTGGTTATGGTGCAGGTAAGACCAGAAGTTTATGTGCAAAAGCTGTACAGTTAGCAATAAACAATCAAGGATTCACAGGTGCAGTAATGGAGCCTACTGCACCGTTAATAAGAGACATATGGCAAAACGATTTCGAAACTTTTTTAGAAGATTATGGAATCCCATATACACAAAGACAATCTCCACTGCCCGAATATTTATTGCATCTGCCAGATGGAGATGCTCGTATACTATGTAGAAGTTTCGAGAACTGGTCTAGAATCATTGGACTAAACCTTGCTTGGGTACTTGCAGACGAGATAGATACTGTTGCTCCATCAATAGCAGACAGGGCTTTTCCAAGAATACTTGCAAGATTACGTTCTGGAAATCAAAGACAGTTTGGTGTCGCATCAACTCCTGAAGGTTTCAGATGGATGTGGAATACTTTTGGCAGTAACGAAGCACAAAAGAAAACAGATCGTAAATTAATAAAAATGCGGACATATGATAACCCACATCTGCCGCAAGATTTTATTACAAGATTGGAAGAAAATTATGAAAAGGGATTACTGCAAGCATATTTAAACGGAGAGTTCTGTAATATAACAACAGGACAAGTTTATGACCGCTTCAACCGAACTGTCCATGTTACTGATGCGTTGCCAGATATATCTAATGAACCACTCAGAATTGGACTCGATTTTAATATTGGGAATATGAACGCAGTTATTGGTATTGCTATTGGTGACAAATTACTCGTGGTTGATGAAATAAAAGAATCACATGACACCGACTCAATTGCTCAAGAAATTAAAAGACGCTATCCAGAACAAAAAATCTATGTCTATCCTGATGCGTCAGGAGGAAACAGAAGCACAAACGCTTCGAAAACCGACATCCAAATACTAGAAAGTTATGGATTTATGAATCAGTCACCAGCAGCTAACCCACCTGTAAGAGATAGAGTTAATTCAGTACAAAGACTTCTTGAAAATGGAAAAGGTCAAGTTAGACTACAAATTCATTCAAGTGCAACAAAATTAATTGAGTGTCTTGAACTTCAAAGTTATACTGAAAAGGGTGAACCTGATAAAGATGCTGGTTACGATCACATGAATTAGGCTTTATTAAGATTATTTATTACACTAAAGAAAACATTGGAGCAAAATGTACTCAGGTTATAACTATTACAACAGAGAGACAAATTCACAAGGTAAAGAAATAAATGACCCGAATGCTATTTGGTTTCAACAAGAACCTCATTGGATGCTTATAGAAGATTTGCTTGGTGGTACGTACCAAATGAGAAAAAGACATAGACGATATTTACCACAAGAACCAAGAGAATTAGATGAATCATATGACAACAGACTTGCTAGGTCTGTTTGTCCACCTTTTTATTTACGTTTGGAAAGAATGTTAGCTGGAATGTTAACAAGAAAGCCTGTTAGATTAAATGATACAGCAGACCCAATCCGTGAACATTTATTTGATGTTGATTTGCAGGGTAATGATCTTAATGTTTGGACTTATGAGACTACTAGAAAAATGGTCAGATATGGTCATGTTGGAGTTTTAGTCGATGCTCCAACAAGTGGGCAAAGTGGCAGACCATATTGGGTTACTTATACACCAAGAGACATTTTGGGATACAGAACTGAAATGATAGAGGGTGAGGTAAAACTTACACAACTACGTTTACAAGAAAAAGTATCGGTTCCTGATGGTCTTTATGGTGAAAAGATAATTGACCAAATAAGGTTATTAACCAGAGGTGGTTTTGAAATCCATCAAAAGGGTAAAAATAATTTATTTGTAAAAGTTGATGAAGGAACTACAAGTTTGTCTGAGATACCTTTTTCTGTTGCATATGCAAACAGATTAAACTTATTAGAATCAAGACCACCAATGTCTGATATTGCAGAATTAAATTTAAAAGCCTATCAAATACAGTCTGATTTAGATAATCAGTTACATATTTCTGCTGTACCTATGTTGGCATTTTATGGATTTCCGCAAAGTTCTGAAGAGGTAACTGCTGGACCCGGAGAAGCAATAGCCTTCCCTGCTGATGGAAGAGCAGAATATATTGAGCCTGCTGGTAGAAGCTATGATGCTCAGTTTAAAAGACTTGATGTTTTATCAAACCAAATAAATGAGTTGGGTCTTGCCGCTGTATTGGGACAAAAATTATCAGCAGAAACAGCAGAAGCAAAGCGAATAGATAGATCGCAGGGTGATTCAACAATGATGGTTGTAGCACAACAAATGCAAGATATGATTGATAACTGTTTACAGTTTCATGGTCAATATATTAATGCTGAATCTGGTAGTTGTTTTGTAAATAGAGACTTTTTATCACAGAGACTAGAGCCACAAGAAATACAGGCATTACTACAGCTTTATACATCTGGTTCAATTACACAGGAAACATTACTGAAACAGTTACATGAGGGAGAAGTATTGGGAGATGAATTTGATGTTGAAGAAGAAATTGAATCTACACAAAATGGTGGATTAGTCGAAATGGCACAACCAAAAGAAGTAGAACCAGAGCCAGAAGAAGAACAAGATGCTGCATAATCAATGTCAATTCCAGAAAGTTTTTACAGACAATCTATTGATTTAAATAGATATAGCAATCGTATTTCTAGGGAGATAGTAACTAATTACAATAATGTAATTTTAGATTTAACAAATAAACTTGCCACTATTGATGAGGTTACAGCTCCTGCAACAGTTGCTCGTATCAGGTCAATGCTTGCACAATTTAAAGAAAGTCTTGAGGGTTGGTCTGTAGAAGGAACTGCATATATGACAGATCAATTACAAAGCCTTGCTGTATTTCAGACTGAATTTGTTGCAAATGAATTACAAAAAGTTTTGCCTCGTGGTGCAGTAAATGTAAATACAGTACAAGTTTCTGAGGATTTCGCAAGAAGTCTTGTTTATACAGACCCAACTAGAATTAATGTTTTCACATTGCCAACACTTGAATCACAAGTTCAGAGAACATTTAGCCTTACTGCTGCAAAAGGTTCAGTAATTACATTACCAAGTGGAGAGGTAGTCGAAAAGGCATTTCGTGGCATTGCTTCTTCACAAGCTGATTTTATTAGTAGAGAAATAAGAGTTGGAGTTACAGAAGGTGAATCAATGACAAAAATAGCAAAAAGATTAAGAGGTCGATTACAGTTTGGATCAAACCAAGAAATGACAGCAAGAGCACAGGCACTTGCTGGTGGTACTGGAATGAAATTAGCAAATAATCAAGTCAGAACAATTGTAAGAACATCTGTAAATCAAGTTCAGACAATGGCTAATCAGGCTGTTTATTCTGCGAATCAAGAAGTTACTAAAAGATATGAATATGTTGCAACACTTGATGCAAGAACAAGTGCAATATGCGGAAGTTTAGATGGAAAAACTTTTAAATATGG